TGGCAGAAACACCAGTTGTCGTAACAAGGGCCGTGCCCGTTGCAACAACCGTGCCAACAGCCGTAGTGGCATCCACCCCAGTTGTCGTAACAAGGGCCGTGCCCGTTGCAACAACCGTGCCAACAGCCGTAGTGGCATCCACCCCAGTTGTCGTAACAAGGGCCGTGCCGGTTGCAACAACCGTGCCAACAGCCGTAGTGGCAGAAACACCAGTTGTCGTAACAAGGGCCGTGCCCGTTGCAACAACCGTGCCAACAGCCGTAGTGGCATCCACCCCAGTTGTCGTAACAAGGGCCGTGCCCGTTGCAACAACCGTGCCAACAGCTGTAGTGGCAGAAAGGCCCGTAACCGTTACCGGTACGGCCTCGCTCCACGCGCCCTCAGACCATGTGCCGCGGCTCCAGCCCGCTATGTTTGCCATGGCCGATCACCCCGCGTGCTTCAAGCTATGCGAATGATCGCCGTCGAAGCATTCGCGGTAGGGAAGACAATCTGGAAGTCACCGGCGGTCGACGTTTTGTCGGCACCAAAGTCCAGCACAGCAACGGTTGGATTGCCAACAGCGGTGTCGTTGTAAATCAACGCGCCGCGCGCCGTGATCGTGGCCGAGGTGAAGGTCAGGTCATCGAAGTCCGTGAACGCCGTGGTGCCGCTCGTCGTGGGCGTGACGTTGGTCAACGCACCGCCGCCCGCAGCGTAAGAGCCGGAGTTCGCAACCTCGTTCGTGGCCGTGTAGGCCGTGGTCGCAGCCGTAAACGAAGCACTGTTCGTGTACAGCGCCAGCTTAAATGTGTCCCCCGTCGATGTCGTGAAGTTATGCACGGCCTGCAGGATTTCCCGCTTGAAGGATGTGCAAAGAGAGTTGCCCGTAAAAGCCATGTCAAAGTCTCCTTATGAGTTCGGCCAATTCAGGATGGCCTGCGTCTATTAGCGCATTATACACTGTTGTGCGGTCACTACAAACCGTTTGTTTCATATACTGCTCTACGACAACAGCAATCTGCTTTTGGAACGCCACGGCTTGCTCCCGCAGTGCGGGGTGCGCGGTTTCCGAAACGCTGACAATCTTCTGGGCCGCCTGCTGCGCAAGCTCCTCAGTGCTAAATCCGCGGCCGCTGGTTGTTCGAACCCCCACGGCGCCAATGTTCATGAAACCTGAGTTCATTGTTTCCCCCTGCGCAACTGACCTGTGCGATACTGGTCAGTATTTTCCTTGGCCTCGCCCAGTATCTTGATGCCCGCAACGGACTCCTGCAGGCGCTTTTCATACATATCAAGCACGTCGGCCTCACCCTTCATGTAGATGTAAGCCTCGATCAGAGATCCGTACAGCATGGCCATGGGCGCATTTGTGCTCAACCACGTCGTGCCCGAGTCGGCAAGCTCCGTGATGCTCTGCGGCCGGTACAGGTAATGCAGCTCCATTGTGTAGATCGCATCGGGCGTGGGAGCGAGCAAAAAATACTCCACGTCAAACTGACCATAGTACCGGGGCTCACCGGTCGTCGACTGTGCGGGCGTGTATTCTTGCAAGAGCGAAGTGTCTTTGAAGTCCAAGAACTCCTTCGCGCCGTTTACACCTGTGCGGAAACTCAGCGAGTACGGCGCCAAAAAGTCTGGCGGGACCGCCAAATAAGGGTTTCCGTCGTCCGTAAACGCTGTGGCGTTTTTGCGGAACAGGCTCAGCTGCACCTGTTTTAAGATGCGCTCTTCGGCTTGCCGGATGAAAAACGGGATATTGGTGACGAAACTGCTTTCGTCATTCTCCGTGTAATCAATGACAGCCTGCTTCAGCTCCGCATAGTTCATGGCTTATCCGTTCTTTGTGAACTTGCCACCGCGCGTGGCAGCACCCATGCCGCGGCACATGCCGCCGGCCGCCATTTTCTTCGGCTTCTTCTTGCCGATAAACACCTGATCACCTTCTTCGGCGTTGGGTGTCAGATCAATGGTGCGGTTGGGTCGCGCCACCGGTCGATAGGACCGATCCACGGGGTTAGCACGCTTGGCTTTTTTCTTTTCGGCCATATCAGTCTCCTATGACGACGGTGACGGTGCCAACGGCACCGGTGAGTTTGACTTCTGGGTGCCCCACTGGGCGCCAGCCGAACAGGCCAACCGACTCCAGACGGTTTACGTCCGGGCGAGGCTCGCGCAACGACTGAGGGTCGTTAATGCGCAGGCGGCCTAAAAAGTTCTGAGGGTGGTCACCATCGGCGACGTCCTTGCCCACGCGAAAGCCCGTGCGCGTACCGTTCTTGGTCTCGTAGACCAGATCCTTGAGCTTGTAGACAAACCCTGTGCGGTCGCAAATACCGAGTGCTTTACTACCACGTGCGAACTGAGGCATTAGAAACCCCCCGGATAGAACGGTGCAAAGAATGTTGAGGACTTGTCTCGGTCCTCGTCAGCGGCACGTTGGAACTGCTCTTCGTAAAGCTGCTTGAGCACAAGTGCCCGGCTGGCCGCCTCTGGCTTCTTTGACGCAATCTCAAACGCAAGACCTGCCACCAGCGCAGGGATGAACCGGCTCGGTATCGCAGCGCTACCGCTGGCGCCAGACGCGAGCCCGTCAATGCCGCGCAAGCGGTAGAAGAACAGCTCGTAAGCCTGCGTGCCGTCAGGAACCGGCCAGAGCGTGACCTTGGTTGTAAGTCCCCGGTCGATATAGATTTGGGTAGGCCGCCCGGTCAGCGCCTTGTTGGTCTGCGCGGCATAGGTGGAGACACTGATGCGCTCCAGCGCGGTGTCGGTCTGGCTTGTGCCCGTTCCGGTCCGCAGCTGGTGCTCGATAATGTCGATCGTGTCAGACGGTGCGTCATAGGTGGCCTGCCCCTCGACGATGGTGATCGTGCCCGAAGCCACGGTAAACAGGTTCAAGCCGCGATTCTGCCACTCAAGCGTCAGCAGGTTGAGGCTGCGCCGCGCCGTGCGCATGTCGTAGCCCGTGTGCATCTCGAGACCGGCCCGCTCAAAGGCCTCCTCGAACAGCTCAGCAATGTCAGGTACGACAGAGGCCATCAGTTACACCATCTTACCTTTTGTGTGGCCCTTGGTGCAGACTCCGTCACCGCGTGTGACTTTGCCGCCAGCCTTCATGCCGGTGACGCCGGTCGGCGCGCTCGGTCCGCTCGGTCCGACTTGGCCATCGGCTTTGCGATCACGCTTTTTATCTTGGTTTATAAGCGCTCCAAGCGCCCCCATACCAAGAAGACCTTCGGCCCGTCCGGACTTGAGACTTTGCCCTATAGCGGCTGCGGGGCTAAGCATAGCCAGCATCTTGCCACCCTTGCTCTTCTTCTGCACAGGCTTCTTCATTTGCGGTACCTCGCGGTTTTGGTTGCGATCTTCTTTGGTTGTGCCACAAATTGCTTGCCTTTGCGAGTACCTTCTCGCTTGGCCTTGCTGGTTGCAGCGTATTCGGCGGGACTGAGAGCGTCACGAGCCTTTTTTGGCAGGTAACGCTCTCCTGTCGCTTTCGAGCCTTGGGTCGACGGCTTGCCGGACTTTGTGCCCCACTTCTCGTCGCTCCATTTCTTCAGGCTTTTCTGCGGCTTTTTCACTTCTTGGCCTTGCCGCCGCGCATCATCTTTTTCTTGGCCGCGCCGCCCTTTTTCATGCCCATGGGCATGTCGACCGCGCCGCCGCGCATCATCTTTTTTGTGCCCATAGGCATGTCGACAGCACCGCCGCCCATCATTTTCTTTGCTGCGCCACCGCGCATCATCTTACGAGGTTTCATTGCCATGGTTCAGTCTCCGTTTGCGGTTGACGACGAGCGCTTCATACTCGTCTGGGGGATACACGTCATAATAACCTAACGGCTGCAGCCTGTCACTAGCGGCGGCGACCTGCGCCAAATCCTGCACAAACAGCATTGCGTAGTCTTCAGAGACCTCACTTTGCCACTCGTTGTCCGTCAGAAAGTCCAGCTCTGCGTCGTCCGCATCATAGTCAGGGTGGAACGTCATGCAGTGCAGCTGAGGGAACGCCGTGTTGAGTTCTTCGGACAGCGCGTGCAGCGCGCCCGCCTCGGGTAGATCGAACGTCGC